CCTGTTTCGCCAACAGCCTCGCTAGGAGTTACTGTGCCTACAAAACCAGACGCGTTTAATCCCGTCAGGGCAACCGATATGTTTGCAGTGACAGACCCTACAAAACCTTGCGCCGCATCTCCCACAATAGGTTGTGAGGCGATAACTGAACCAACAAAACCAGAGGCTGCTATGCCCGTCAGAGCGTTTGTATGGCTTACTGCAACAGACCCAACGAAACCAGAAGCGGTTACGCCGGTGAGAGCAACTGAAATACTAGGCGCAACAGTCCCTACAAAACCTGATGCAACATCTCCAGTCTCACCTACAGACTCGCTGGGGGTAACGGTTCCTACAAAACCAGATGCGCTTATGCCCGTAAGGGCTACGGAAATATTTACGCCCGCTGTACCTACCGCGCCAGATGCCGCGTCGCCTGTTAAAGCAACAGTTACGTCTTCTACGCTTAACGATGCAAACGTAGATTGTGCAAAAGCGGAGATACCAAACATGGTCTAAACGGCTTTAAGCCGCCTCCGCTTATGTTGTAGAGATACGCAGTAAAGCGGTTGTAGTTGTGTTTGACGGCATTGTTAATGAAAACGTCCCAGCCGTAACAGTCTGTGAACCAAACGTATAAACACCAACCGCCTTGTTACTCTGAGTAGAGTTGTACATCAGCATCGCATTAAAAGCAGTGCTCAAAGTCACGGTGGTATAGGTAATACTTGCAGAAGGCGTCCAGTAACCAACGCCAGCCGTAGCAGAACTGTTGGTTGAAGCAGGAGCCGTAGCGTTTGTGATTGTCACACCGCCAGCCGTATAGTTGGTTCCTGTTACTTCGCCAGTGGCTGAATAGGCCGTGGTAGAAGCATCAATCGTGGCGCTAGTCAAGTACAGAGCGGCTTTGAAAGTGTCTGCTGTAGTTGCTGCACGGATAGGTGCAACGCCAAAGTTGTGGGTTGCGGTTAGCGCTTCGGCTAAAAATGAAGTGCATAAGGATGCTGTATTTGCCATGATGTTTCCTTTTTAGAAAGTACCTACTTCACCGCCAATAGGCAGTGATCTTTTTAAAGTCACATGGACAGAACGATGGATTAACTCCGCGTCTTTCCAATACTCAGTCCAAGTGGTCAATTCGTTGTCATCCTCAAACGTGCCTTCTCTTTTCTCTAAAAGTGACTCGTCCATTTCACCTAGGGTTGTAGTTACAAGTGCCATTATGAAATCCTTATGATGGCTGAAGTATTAGTGTTTGATGGGAATTGTACGGTGAATGTTGTGGTAGAAGTCTTATTTGCACCAAAGTCCAATACACAAATTGCCCCGTTATCGCCTGCTTTGTAAATCAAAGCGCCCCGTGCGGTAATTGCTCCAGTCCACGAAGCATTTGCAAATGAAATGTACGCGGTTGACCCGTTACCCACTGTTGGGACTTGGGAGATAGTTAGTAACTGCCCCCCTGCGGTGTAGCCAGAATCCGTCACTTCACCAGTTGTTGTATATGCCGTTGTGGTGGCATCTAACGTCGCTGCATTGGTATACAAGGCTATGTAGTAAGTACCAGACGTGAAATTGAACGTGCCATTCATCAAGCCCGTTTTAAATGTGTTACACGCCCAATTTCCAGTGAAGCTCATTATCTAACCCCTGTATTCTGAGGTAGGGGTGCTTCACGGTACTGACCACTGCGGTACGCATCACTGCGCTCAAGACCATCTCCGAGGCGTTTAGCCAAGGCAAGTGCTTCCTTATACTTGGTGTCGTACAGCATGATTAAGTCTTGTTCACCTTTCATGTAAACGTAGGCTTCAACAAGACAGCCGTACAAAAGAACAGTATCAAAGTTGTCCCCTAACCAAGTTTGCCCATAAGATGTTGTAGTAATTGACTCGGGATAATAATAGTAGTGCAGTTCTACAGAATAAGAGGCGTCTGGAGTTGGGCCAACAATAAACGACAGTTCGTTTGTGACAGTGTTAGTGCTAACAGTTGGGCCAAACAACGCGTAATACTTAGGGGCGCCTGTATCTGTAGGAGTTGGGTAAGCTTCGCGAATAAAGTTAACATCTTTGTTTAACAAATACGTATATGCCCCTGTAGTTGGGTCTATAGCTGCCAATGAATATGTTGCTAAAAAATCATCCGGGCAAGACAAATATTTATTGGAAGCCGTTACGTTACCAACCACGTTCTTGCGAAGCGACGGGAACTGCACCGTGTTGTAAATGCGTTGTTCAGCCTGCTCAATCAAACGGTTAATTTGAGTAGTCGAGGATTCAGTACTCCCATCTGCAAGATATACAGTTGGGAATTGATTCTCAGTATAGGACTGAATCGCAATTACTAACTCGGAATAGGTCATCCCATGGGCCCTCTAGCCATTACGCCTTTAGTTGCTGCGCCTGTACCACGGATTTTAATGCCGTCAGTTTTGATAGGCTTGTAGTTACCTTTGCTGATACCGCCAACAGAGGGGTTCATCTCTGTCATGCAGTTAGCGCCAGTAGTAGTTGGAACTTGGTTAGACACCGAGCCACTATCCATAGTGTGTGGTTGAGCATAGACGCTGGCAAAACCAACTTCTTTACCGCCTTGTTTCATGCTGAATTTAGCCATATTAGCCTCCGCGCTGGTTCATGACTTTAGCCATGCCACGACCATATTGCTTCATCATGTCGTTAGTCTTACCACCTTTAGCCAATTTAGTCATTGGCTTGCCGGGGTGCATCTTTTTCTCATGCTTGTGCACAGCACCAGCAATCATTTTTTTGTCTTGTTTTAAATCTGCTTTGTCCATTTTTAGCTCCTAAGTTACGCTAACCGTTACTGTACCAATACTAACCGTTAAAGCCAAGTTATTTGGCGTTAAAGCGGCGTCAAAAAATGATGATCCGCCTACTGGATTCCATCCCCATTCAAAGATTCTGCTACCACCTTCTGGATATCCGGCACCGCTTTCGCTGGTGGTATCCGTCAGACTAATATGCAATCCACTTGTTCCAGACACCTGATAACTCGTATCGGGTCTTGGTTCCCTAACCGCTTGTGGGTCATTTACGGGATACAAACCAAGAGACAACTGCGGTTGATCTGGGTCCCAACAAGTTGGGCAAACTTTAATCTTAAAGGGTTTCGTCTTAACAATTTGTGTACGTAACTCCTTAAGCATGTAGCGTTGCGAACACCTATCGCACTCAGCGATTGCATGTTTACCTGATGCGTACTTACTAGGCATTCCTTACCTCATGAACGACATGCGAGGTACGTACCGATCTGCCGCTTTCTCCCTGTCTTCTTGGGCGGCTAAATCAAATTGTTGCTCGTAATCGGCTTTGAGCATGGTGATTCTAGTGGGGTCAACGCCTACTATCTTCATGCTGAGGTTGTACGCCAATCCTGCAACCATGCAGGTAATGAAGCGAAATGGGATATCTTGGGTATTTACACCCCCGCCAGCATCTTGCATACGGCGCATACGGTAGTAAACAAAGGTGTATTGGTCCCCGGGGGAACTTGGTGTAGGCCAAACATTGACACAAGGCAAGTTGTTTACATACACACTGTCACCCGCTGAATGGGCCGCTGCAGTCGTGTTGTTCTGTCCACGCCAAGCGTTCACAATCTGATTACCTACGATGTTCTGATAGCCAATAGTCTCGCTACCAATGTTGACAAAGCCCTGTGTAGGCAACGTAGCGACGCTAGTTAACGTGATAGTAGTATCTGTAGCAGATATAGGGTATCCCGTAGCAAGCGTGGTGTTGGCTGTAGCAGCCACATTACCCGACTGACGGTTAACGAAAACTTGGATTGGTCTGCCTGTGGCGTTTTTGTTTGGTATAGTGATATAGGTACTTTCACTAATACGGCTAATATTTATGTCAATCTGGTTGGATTGTTGCCCGTTATTTTGGCGGATAACAGTATCAAGCAAGTCAATCGTATCGACTGGAATGGGGTAGATGGCTTGGCCTGTGTTCATAACGAACTGCCCTTGCTCTACCGTCCAAAGGTTGATACCCCGATTAGCCCACTCAATCGTCAACAAGTTAATAGAACGTCTAGCGGTTCGGAAATCGTAACCTGTACGTAGTTCTTTGCCGCAACGCTCGAACGCCTCTTCCACGAGGTCGCCCATGTCTAAATTGAAAGTGGTCAAACCGGAGGTGGACATTATCTAAATCCTGC